TCGTGTTCTAGGAATTGACGTTCAGGAAGTTCCTTACTACCCTGCAGGATATGTAGACCTTACATTCCCTCAGAACCGTGTATGGGGTTTCCAGAGAGACATCACTGTAAACCGTGAGTACAAGCCAAAGAAGGACACAATCGAGTACACAGTATTCGTACGCTTTGGTGTAACTTGGGAGGAAGAGGACGCTATTGCGTTCGCTGACGCAGACGGCTCAGATTCTTAAATCTTAGTCTAACCATTTGATGGGGGCAGGAGCTTATGGCTTCTGCCCTCTTCTTATTATCTGATATAATTGATAGTAGGAGGAACCATGACTGACATCACAAATACAGACATTGTTGCAGACCAGTTAAAAATTAAATCTGGTAAGGTAACAGAGTCGTCTTCAATAATTGACGACGCAATCATATCATCAAAAACAGCAGACTCAAAAGCACCAAAAAAGCCAGCACTAACCCCAGTTGCTAACGGAGTAATTGGATCTGGAAAAGCAGATCTTTCTAAAAAAGAAAAGCCTGCGTCTATCAAAAAAGAAGAAGACAAGGTTGCCTTGTTTTCAACCAAGAACGTATTCTGGGATGGCTACGGACACCTAAACCGTGGGTATAATATTATTAGCAAAACAAAAGCTGAGGCTTGGCTAACTAGAAGTCACGTAAGGCTTGCAACACCAGAAGAAGTCGCTAACGCATTCGGAAAGTAATATAATGGAAATTCTGAGGGTACCCCCCTATAACACGGTTGCTAGAATTGGAGTAGAAAACCCATCTACTGCATATCCAGTAATCGTCCGTGATCTGGCGGACAACTCAGTTACAGCACTAACTATTACTTCCAATGCGGATTCGGAAGTTCTTGTACAATTGCCTCAAGAATACGACAATTCTTATCAGGTTGATATCTTTACCGATAGCACCTATGTAGATATTACTAGGCCATACGTAGATCCAAAAACAAAAGGCACAACCCTTTCTGAAATTGGGGAGTACGCAAAGCACGAAGAGCTAGCCAGAGCAATTATCGACTCAATAGTCGATGGAGGCTTTTACTATCGAAAGAAGGTTTTTGAGACTAGTGGTCTAGGAGCAGACTATATTCCTTTGTGGATTGACGGTAAAAAGATTTTGTCCGTATATGAAAATAACGTTTTGGTAACAAACAGGTTTTATGAAATTACTGCAGACAAGACTGCAATTACCCAAAGCTATACTGGAACTCTAAATAGGGACGATGCTGCACCAAACCTCCTTCCAGGGGCTGGCTCAGATATGCAGGACTATCCATTGTTTTATGGCACAGCTTTTCCTAAAAACTACGACTACAAGTTTGTGCTTGAGGTAGGTTACAAAACCCTTCCAGGAGACCTTGTGAGGGCCACAGAGCTACTTATAGAAGACATTGCTTGCGGTAAGCTAGACTATTATAAACGCTACATAGCGGACTACAATACAGACCAGTTTAAGATTAAGTTTGACGGACAAGTTTTTGAAGGAACAGGTAATCTGCTTGTAGACAAGATACTTTCTAAGTATGTAAAGCCTATTAAGACAATCGGAGTATTATAATGCCGTGTGGAGATAAGACAGATTTTGTCTTCCCAATGGAGGCAGATATTTATTACCCAGTCACAGACCAAGGTCCCTACGGAAACGTTCAAAAGTCCTGGATTTTAGATAGAACAGTTAGCTGCGCATTTAGCTCTGCTGGAACAGCTGGAAAAGAAGAAGTCAAGCCGACGGTCAACATAACTAAAGACGTTACCCTTATTGGAAGAATTCGTGAAGATATTAGATTTTCTAGTCGTGAAACTGGAAACGCAATAACTAACGTTATCCTTACTAACATTCGTGACAAAAACTGCAACCCTATTTATGTAGAAACAGCTGGTCCACGTGCTGGAAAATCTACAATTTTTGAAATAGCCACCAACGATCCTTTTTCTGGCCCATTTGGGGACATAGAGTATTACAAGGTTATTCTGCGTAGATCAGATAATCAGGGGGTAGACGTATGAAATACAAGTTTGATAACCGCAGTTTTATAAAAGACATGAAGAACGTAATGAACTACTCCACTGGCTTTCTTGACGGAATTCAGCTAGGGAAAACCAGGTTTATGAGAATCATGGGAGAGCACACTATTGAGATGCTAAAGCAATACGTAGACTCAAACGCTAGATTAAACCCAGCTCTTTTGCACCATATCTATGAGTGGCACGAAACAGGGTCTCCAAACTCCAGACTCTTTGAACTAGATTATACTATTAGTAATCTTGGACTTTCTATTAACTCAACTTTTAGCCAATCTTCTTCAGTTAAGGAAGGCTCTAATGTGCCCTTCTACGATAAAGCAAGGATTATGGAATACGGAGTTCCCGTAACGATTAGGCCAGTTCAGGCAAAAGTTCTTGCCTTTGAAGAAAATGGAGAACAAGTTTTTACAAAGGGTCCAGTAACAGTAACCAATCCTGGAGGAAATGTAGAAGGGCAGTACGAAAGAGTGTTTGATTCTTTCTTTAGCAAATACTTTACTCAGGCATTCTTACGAACCAGCGGCATTGCTGACTATCTAGAAAATCCAGGAGCATACAAGAAAAACCTTTCTTCTGGTAAGTCTCGTGGTAGGTCTGTTGGGGTAACTACAGGATTCCGCTGGATTGTCAACGCAGGTCTTGGAGGAACTACCTAATGCCTATTTACTATCCACCAGTTTTTATTAATGCATACCTGTCTTCAAAGGTTCCAGAAAGCTTGCCAGATAAGTTTACTGGAGATTTTAAGTTTTTCCCAACACTACCAACGGACATTGACTCCTTAACCTCAACCTTTCCAGAAGCAGCCAATAACGTATTTGCTGTTTATGACAGAATGTTGAAAATGCGCAGAGGTCCTTTTCCTCACATTAAGAGTGAGCAATTGCTTTATTACTTTTACAAGACAGCTGGAGACCCAGAAGCCCTTATTGAGACAACCCAGCTAGTCCAAGACCTACTGGATAGAGAAGATGAGTCTGCCCAAGAGCTAAATGCTTTTGTAAAGTCTTACCAAGCAACAAATCCTGGAACTCCAGTATTGCCAAATGGCGGAGTAGCCAGTGCGTCTTACCTGTCCAATCCAGCAAACCCCAGAGTTATTACTGCTAGGTTTGCAGGAAAAGACTTCTTCTTGCCGTTTTTCCATAAAATCAAGGTATATCAGCTAGAAGAGACTAGAGACATTATAGACTTTGGCACTGCCAGGACATACGCTGGCAACAAAATGATCATAGATTACGACTGGCACAAGTCAAATAATTTCTAAAAGGCCTGTTATACTTATCTTGAGGAAACACGCCTTCTATCTATTTAAGGAAAAAGAGGTGAAATAATATGGCATATACACGTGGTTCTAGCGCAAACATCATTGTTGGTGCAGCAGCGCTATTTACATACGAGGCTGGTCCAATCGGTCAGGTAGCTACAGGTCCAACAGCGGGAGCGCTTACAAACGCTCAGGCTGAGCTTGACCTTCCAGCTCTTGGTGAGGACGTAACTTACCGCAACACGCTGACAGCTGATACAGACTACCGTAACGTTGGTTACACAATGAACGGTTTGGAAATTCAGTTCCAGCCTGATTTCGGAGAAGTACAGGTTGACCAGGTACTCGACGTTGCAAAGCTATACAAGCAAGGTATGCAGGTTAACCTGAATACTACATTTGCTGAGTCTACACTAGAGAACTTGCTATTCGCAGTTGCAGGTGCTCCAGATGACATTACTCCAAAGAGCGGTCCAGGAGCAACAACTGGTCTGTTTGCAGGAAACAAGGTTATGAACATGTCTGCTGGTGACATTGGAGAATGTCCAGTAGAGCGTGGTCTAGTAGCAGTTGGTCCAGGTACAGGTGACTGTGCTGAGGGTGACCAGATCGAGCGTATCTACGTAGCATACCGTGCACTTTCAATTGAGAGCGTTACAGTATCTGCAAAGCGTGACGAGGCAACAATGTTTGAGGTAAGCTTCCGCTTGCTTCCAAACGACGATGCTTCTTACGGTAAGATCGTAGATCGTACACTATCCCTAAACAGCTAATACTAACTAAATAACTTAATATAGGAACTGTCCAGGTATTAACTTGCCTGGGCAGTTTCTTTTTGCTATAATGGATACATGGCCACCAAAATATACGATACCGCATTTGTCAAGACTGTAGACGATGTGGAAATCTACGTTATCCCATTAAAGATTAAGTATTTGAGAGAATTCCTGGCAGTTTTAGAAAAAGTCAGGGCAGCCAAGAATGACGACGAAGCCATTGGCTTGCTGGTAGAGTGTGCTAGAATTTCCATGAAACAGTACTACCCAGAAATAAAAACTACAGAAGATCTAGAAGACTCTTTTGATCTACCAACTATATATAAGATTATTGACGTAGCAGGTGGTATTAAGGTTAGCGAAAAGTCAGAAGAGCCAGTTAAACAACAGGCTGTTGAGAGTGGTACTACGTGGGAAAAGCTTGACTTGGCTAAGTTAGAGTCAGAAGTTTTTCTTTTGGGTATTTGGAAAGACTACGAAGAGCTGGAGACATCGATGTCTATGCCAGAGCTGGTGGCCACGCTTGAGTCAAAGCGAGAGCTAGATCATGAGGAAAAAAAGTTTCTTGCAGCAATCCAAGGGATTGACATAGATAAGGGCAAGGATGATGGACAGGATGCTTGGCAAAAAATGAAAGCCAAGCATTTTAGCGGAGGAAGAACAACCGATGCAAACGACGTGGTAGCCCTACAAGGGGCTAACGCATCCAAGGCAGGGTTTGGTATTGGTATGGGGCTTGGGTACCAAGATTTAACCAAAAAAACCAAGTGATTGTGTTATAATTAGATAAACCTATTTCGGAAGGAAACGAATAATGGCAACAACAATTAATGAACAAAGCACCATTAAACTAATTGATGGAACAGAAATTGCGGTACGTCCGCTAAAGATTTCACTACTACGTGAATTCACTAAGAAATTTGAGGGTATTGCAAAGGTAGCAGAGGACAATGAGAAGTCTATCAACCTGCTAATGGAGTGTGTCCAGATCGCTATGAAGCAGTACAAGCCAGAACTAGCGACAGACATTAAAGAGTTGGAAGAGCAACTTGACTTGCCAACTGTTTACAGAATTGTTGAAGAGGCATCAGGCGCCCGCTTGAGCGATCTTAACAATCCTGCAAGTCGCTAAAAAGGAAGTGTAGTGAATGGCTGATATTCAGTCAAATATTAGAATAGATATTGATACTAGCGCAGCGCTAGCAAATATCAAAAATCTACAGCGAGAAATATCAGCCTTTCATACCGCAATGGCGAAGGGGTCAGCCGCTAACGCTGCGGCTGCCTCTAACCTTCAAAAAGATTTAATCCAGTCCCTAAACGCAAGCGGCAAATTTGCTGCTAGCATGACCAATGTCAGAACGACAACAGAGTCATTCACAAACTCACTAGAAAAAAATAAGTTCTCCCTTGGAGAATACTTTAGGTATGCTGGGGCATCTACAAAAACTTTTGGCAAAAACTTTGCTGCAGAGTTTGCAACAATAAATAAAGTAGCTCGTGAACGAGTAAAAGATTTACAAACCCAATACATTCAGCTAGGCCGTGATGCTAACGGTGCAATGCAGTCAATCAAGGTTCGTCCGCTTGTCCTTGATATGGAGAACCTAGCAACACAGACTGCTATCAATGCTCAAAAGCAGCAACTTTTTAATCAGCTTTTAAAACAAGGATCAACCAACCTTCTTAACTGGGGTAAGAATACTCAGTGGGCTGGTCGTCAGCTTATGGTTGGTTTCACCCTTCCTCTAAGCGTTTTTGGAAGCATGGCTGCAAAAACATTCATGGATCTAGAAAAGCAAGCTATTCAGTTTAAGCGTGTTTATGGCGATTTGATGACTGGCGAGGCTGAGACCAATGCCATGGTTGAAGAAATCCAAACCCTTGCAAGAGAGTTTACAAAATATGGTGTAGCCCTTGTAGACACAATGGACTTAGCTGCACAAGCAGCTGCAACTGGTTTGACTGGTGCAGCCCTTACCGCTCAAGTAACTGAAGCAACAAGACTGGGTGTGCTTGGTAACGTAGAGCTTGGAGAAGCCTTTAAGACTACCATATCTATAACAGATGCTTTCGGGGTTGCAACAGAAGACCTTGCAAAGAAAATTGACTTCCTAAACGCAGTTGAAAACCAAACGATTACATCTATTAACGACCTAACCATCGCAGTTCCAAAAGCTGGTCCAGTCGTTAAGCAGCTTGGTGGAGACGTAGAAGACCTAGCATTCTTGCTAACAGCTATGCGTGAAGGTGGAATTAATGCATCTGAAGGTGCTAACGCTCTAAAGTCTGGTCTTGCATCTCTTATTAATCCAACTGGCGTAGCCAGCGAAATGCTTAGAGGCTTTGGAATTAACATTCAGTCTATCGTTCAGCAAAACAAGGGGGATGTTGTTGGACTGGTTCAAGACTTTGCTCGTGCCCTAGATGTCCTTGATCCTTTAGACAGAGCTAAGGCAATTGAGCAACTCTTTGGAAAGTTCCAGTTTTCACGTCTATCAACTCTTTTCCAGAACGTAATTAGGGACGGCAACCAGGCAAGTAGGGTTTTAGAATTAACCAACGCCACAGTAGAAGAGCTAGCACAGCTATCTAGTCGAGAGCTTGGAAAGATTGAAGAGTCTTCAACGTTTAAGTTCCAAAAAGCAATTGAGGATTTGAAGGCTGCGGTTGCTCCAGTTGGAGAAGAATTCTTAAAAGCAATTACTCCAGTTATTGAGTTTGGAACAAAGATTCTAGAAGAGTTTAATAAGCTTGACAACGGAGTTAAAGGATTCATAACAGGAGCCACGCTGCTATTCGCTGGTCTTGGTCCAGTTGTTCTCATGGTTGTTGGTCTGCTTGCTAACGGTGTTGCAAACCTAATTAAGGGTATTGGAATGATTAGCCAAGTGTTCCAAAAGCTTCGTGGTAAAGCTACAGGGCTCGGTGCAGAAACAAGTTACATGACAGAAGAGCAACTTCGTTCGCTTTCTGTAGCTGCATCGCTAGACCAAGTACACTCAAAGCTACAACAAACCTTTACCTCTGAGGCTGCTTCAGTTGACTTGCTTACAGCAGCGTATACAAGAAGTCTTAACGCACAAAGAGCATTCTCTGTTCCAGGCGGTGTTGCTAGAGGAACTACTCAAACCAAGAAGTATGCCAAGGGAGTAATTTCTGTTCCAGGACCAAAGGGAGCTGGAGACATTATTCCAGCAATGCTTTCTCCTGGAGAAGCTGTTATTCCAGCTAAGCATGCAAAAAAGTATGCACCATTAATTCAGGGTATGATTGCTGGAGATCTTCCAGGTTACGCAAAGGGCGTATTTTTAGGAATGCCACAGTCTGCAAAGTCAGTATCAAAAAACCGCTCTGCCGCAGACGAAGTTTATGAGATGTTTAAGAAGAGCGGATATGCTGGCGTTCCTCCTACAAACTATGGTCACCAGATTAGCAAAACAACTGGACACAGCTTCCCAATCTTTGGGCTAGGCGGAGTATACCAAAAGGGCAATAAGCAGGTATTTGTAAAACCAGTCTTGGATGAAAAAGCAGCACTTGCTGAAATGCGTTCGACTGAAATTTCTAGAATGGCACACGGCCTAGAGGCTCCACAGCAAAGAATTGTAGTTATTAAAGATCCAATGGACGTAAAAGGCATAAGAAGATTCTTGGCTCTAGAGTCCGATCTTGATGCCAAGTTTGTTAATACTCAGCCAATGGGTGTGTTTAACGAAGAGCAGTACTTTAGACAGCTTACTGCATCTCTTCTTCGTGTTGATAAAGATTTGTCTGCTTCAAACGTTTACGGAAACGTAGTTGCAGACGCTGGTCCAGCTGGGGTATTTAATAAGGCATCTGGGCTAAGAGATTATGACAGAAACTTGCCTTCAATGGAAGAGCAAGCAATCATTAATCTGCTTGGAATTAAGGGTGGTGCTAAGAGAGCTTTTGCAGAATCAACCCTTGGACTGATGGCTGGACTAACTCCAGCCCAGTACCACCAAAAGATGATTGCAGAAATAACAAAGGTTCTTCCAAAACTAAAGCAGACTGTAGCATCATTTGGACTAACAAACCCAACTGAGGTTGGACTTTACGATGACATGATTAGAAGGCTTGAAGCTGGTCTAGGCGTTGACTGGAGCAAGTTCCATGCCGTACACTCAAATGTTAAGATTGCAACTCCTAGAAAGCCAAAGGCTGTTCCAGGATTCTCTAAGGGAACTCCAATGGTTCCAGGTACTGGTAAGGGTGATAAGATTGCTGCATTCCTAGAACCAGGCGAAGCAGTTATCCCAGCTGCCGTGGCAAAAAAGAACCGTGGATTTATTGCTGCAATGATTGAAGGCAGTATCCCTGGATTTGTAAGAGGTTCAGTAAACGTTCCACAACAGGTGCGTGGAACCACTACAGTTCCTGCAGCAAGTTACCAAATAGATACAGCTAGACAAAAAACTGCTAGAGATCTTGAGCTTTATGCTCAACAATTTAGACAATCTGTTGATAATGGAGAAGACATTATCGAAGAAGTCTTTGCAAGACTTGCCGACAGAACTGGCTTAACTCTTCAAAACTTTAAGGCAGAGCTTGAGGTTGTTGCTACAGAGTTTGGCGGAATGAGGCCAGGACAAGCTACAAAAATAGCTACAGGAAAAGAGCTTGAAAGAAAAGCTTCTGCTTCTGGAAAAAGAGGTGGAGTAGAAGCAAATCTAGTCGCAGCCAAGGGTGCAGCTGGGCAAGAAGAATTCGATAGAGCTACCGCTTCGGCAAATGCTGGCAAAGCTGCAATGCTTGAGTACTATGAGTCAGTTGGAATGACTGCAGAAGAGGTTGCTGGCAAAGTAACTCAGGCTGGAGAAATACACAGGGCTCACCTTGCAGAAGTTGATGGTGTCGGAAAACAATTTGAAGAAGGTTGGAATGAAGACCTTTGGGTAGCTCAAGCAGCATTTGAAAATCAGCTAAGCAACGCAATCAAATCCTCTGGTCCGATAAGAGATCTTTACACAGAAAACTTAAACAATCTTACTGAAGAGCAAGCATCAGAAGATCAAAAGCAAGAAATTCTTAGAAAGATAAATGCCAACCTTGCTTTAACTGAAGAAGAGCTACAGATTCAGGCTCAAGTTTTAAGAAACATCTTAGACGATAGCGAGATTTTGAGCAATCTGTCTCCAGACTTTATTGCAAATGCAAAGGCTACAGTTGCTGGTGCAGATGCCAGGGCAGCACAAGGCCCAGCTAGCCCAGGAGTCGGCTCTCGCACTCCAGCTCAAATTGCTAATGCTCAAGCAAATCTTACCGCCGCAATGGCGCAGGGTAACGCTGAAGCAGACGGAAGAGCGGCACCAGCTCCACTAACAGATGCTGGTAGGCGAATAGTTGAAAGAACTAATAGACAGCTTGCAGAGGCAGTAAACGATGCTTCTGGAGCTAGCTCTCCTTCAAGAGAAATGGACCAGTCTAGCGAAAACCTTGTTAGCGGTGCAAAGCAAGGGCTAGAATCTGGCAAGGACGACATGTTTTCAGCTGGACAGCAGCTTGCAAACTCAGCTGAGGCAGGAGCCACTGGGAATAGAAGAACTATGGGCCCTGCTCCTGCCGTTACATTCTCTAATCAAACTGAAGCTCAGAAAGCCACAAAAGCAACAGGGCCAGTTCCAATAGCACATCCAGCACTAGTCGCTTTGGGTGTAGCTTCTCAAAATGCTTCTAAGGCAAACCAGGAAAATGCTGAAAAATCCTCAAAGCTTGGCAGGGCATTTGAAAATACTGGAAACACAATAACAAGTTTGTCTATTGGTGTTGCTAGCCTAGGTGGAATTCTTTCCATGTTCGGTGGTCAGTTCGGAGAACTCTCTGGAGCAATCTCCATGATTTCTGCTGGTATGTTTGGACTAATTCAAATTGTTCAAGCTGTAACCGCAATGAAGCTACAAGAATTAATTGTGGGCAGAAAGGCTATAGCAATGAAAGCTATTGAAGCTGCTAAGTCAGTAGGTGGTGCAGCTGCCGCTGGTGGACTTGCTGGAACCTTGACAATTGCAAGGGTAGCCATGACTGCATTCCTAGGTCCTGTTGGTCTTGTTATTTTGGCAGTAACAGCACTTGCAACAATTATTGGATTTACCGTTGCCGCTAAGATAAAAGAAAAAGAAGCAATTACCGCTATGGGTAACGCAGCTTTTGTTACTGCAGACCAGTTAAAAAAGCTTGGAGAGATTTATGGATTTACTCCACAGACTGGAACATTAGGAACCGCATTCCAGGGTGGAGGAACAACTTCTCTAGAAGCTGAAAAGGTAGCTGCTGAAAGGTCTGCCGATGAACAGTTCCTTGAAGAATATGCGGCAGATATTGAGGCTCTAAAGGGAGCTGGAGATGAGCAAGCTCAAATAATTTTGCAATCAATTGCCGAGGGCGTTTCTGCTTCTGGCGCTCCTCAAGCAGTGGTGGAAGGTATCATTAAGGCTCTTGCTGACGCAGCTGGAAAGAAAACTCTTGACCTAACTTTCTCATCTATAGATGTTAAGACAAATCCATCTCAGGTTGGAACTGCTTTAGAACAAGCTATGGGCGCCTTAGAGCAAAATCCAGTTTCTGGGCAGGGAACTGGACGAGGTGGAAGAGGCGGAGTTACCAGTCCTTCTACTCCTGCTGCTCCAACAGCGGAAACTTCTCTTGTTGCGGGGGCAATGGCTGGAACAATGTCATCTCTAAACACCATGCTTGTAAATGGTCAAATTGGCGCAACTGAGTTTAATGCAGAAATGACAAAGCTGAACCAAAGCTTTACAAGCCTAGATGAAAAGACAGCAGCTATCGTTCTTCCAGATTTGGCAACGCAACTTGGTGCCACAGAACTTCTTGAAGGAATTACAAGTACTACAGATGCTTTCTTAATTCTTCAGGCTGCTGCAACTGGCCTAAGTGCTGATGAGGTAGCAAACTATGCCAACGCTCTTAAAGAGGCAGAGGAAGCTGCCAAGGATGGAACTCCCGACGCAGGAAAAACTAAGAAGGCCGAAGACGCCAGAAAAGCTTTAACCAACGTTGTGCAAACTGGTGCTGCAGCAACTATAGAATTAACTGCGGCCCAAAAAGCTCAGGCAGATCAAGAAGAGGCTATTGCAGAAGGCCAGCAAGCTTCTCTTGCAATGCAAGAACAAATTGATAAGATTAGAGAACAAGACCTTGCGTATCAAACTCTTATTGCCAATGGAATTGGTGCAGCAGAAGCGGTCAAGATGGTTTCTGATGCTAACTTCTTGTCTGCGTTTTCTGCAGAAACAAATGCTCAGGCTCAACAAGGCGTCATTGACAAGTGGAAAGAGCTACAAGGTCTTATTGCCAACTCTCCTTTCCAGGCAGCTTCGAGAACGTTTAGCGGTGGCGGAGGGTCTAGGGAAAAGACTCCATTTGAAGAAGCCATTGAAGATCTTAAAGAACAGCAAAAGCAAATTAGAGAGGCCAGCTCTGCTTACGGTAAGCTTCGTGACGCAGGACTAAGTATAGGAGAAGCGTTTAGAGCAGCAAAAGATCCAATTCTTGCAGCTGCAATTGCTACCACTCAGGTTGGAACACAAAAGTGGAGAGAGCTTTTGGGGCTTATTCGTGCAGTCGATGCTGCAACAAAGAACCTTTCGAACAAAGATGCATTTATTGAAACAAAAAACCTTAACGATATATCTGCAGACTTTGCAAAGATTATTCCACAACTTAGTGCCATGGGTCTAAGTTTAGAGTCTATCGAAACAGTTCTTTCTAATCCAGAAATGGCCAAAGCCCTAGCGGCAGACCTAGCAGATGGAGCCTTGTCGGCTGGATGGATTGCTAAATACCTTAACGAGCTTCGTCGTGGACAAGCAATAGAGCTTCAAATAAAGCTTGCAACACCAGAAGGAATGGAAGAGGTTGCTTCCGAGGGTGTCAGTAATGTACTCGCTGGCTTAGACGCTCTAGAGACTCAAATACAGCTAGACTTCCAAATGGGAACAAATCTTAGCGGAGAAAACGATAGCTTGATCAATACCGCTGATCTCGAAGAAACCATTGCAGATGCACAAGAAGCAATTGCAGAACACCAATTCGACCTTGATGATTATGAAGCTTCTCTTCAGGGTATCGCAGAACAAGAAGAAGAGATTAATAAAGTCTATGACGATAGACTCAAGGCTATTGAAAAAGCTAATGAAGCTAATGGAGAGATGGCTGCAAGACAGGAAGCTCAGCTTACCGTTGCAGAAGCCCTTTCAAGAGGTGACATTGCAGCAGCTGCTAAGGCAGCCCAGGAGTTGCGAGCTAAAGAAGCACAGCAAAGACTTGAAGCTCAGCGTAGAACAATTGAAGCAGCTAGAGAAAAAGCTCTTGGTTCAGTAAGATCTGCCGACGGAAAATCACGGGCAGAAATTGAAAAAGAAATTAGAAGACTCAAGAAAGAGATTTTTGATATTGAGGAACAAACTCTTGAGCCAGCACAAAGAGCACTAGACAATGCAAACTACTTGCAAAACTCAATTCTCCAATCTTTGACTTACTTGGGTCAAACCAGGGTACAATGGGAAGCAAACCAAAATGCTATTGACCTAGCACGTATAAAGTCTGAAGCATACAAGCAAAGCATTATAGATGCCATAGCTTTAATTCCACAACTTGCTGCAGCCTGGGCAAACGTAAACTCTAACCCAGTATCTTTGACTGGTCCAGCTAGCCAGCCAGTAAATGATCCTCCACCAGTTACAGGACCTACTGCAGGAACTGGCCCAGCTGGCCCTGTAGATCCTAATGCTGCAAAGAGACAACAGCTACAGCAACAAATTACTGCCCTAGAAAAATCAATTGCAGATTACAATGCAATCATAAGTAACGCCCGTACAGAAATAGAAAAAATTAAAAAGAGCAATTCTCCTGCAGATAGGAAAACAACACTAATTGCCGCACAGGAAAAAATAATAAAAGATTATAATGAGTCAATTCGTTGGACTGGCAAAGCGCTACAAGAAGCAAAAACAGCACTTGCAGCACTTCCCAAATTTGCCAAAGGAGGCAAGGTTCCAGGCTATATGAAATCTGGTGGCTTCGCAACAAAGCTGTTTAGTCAATTTGCTTCTGGAACAGATACTATTCCAGCAATGCTAAGTCCAGGAGAATTTGTAGTTAAACAGCCATCTGTCAAAAAATTCGGGGTAAGCAATCTTGAAGAGATTAATAGGACTGGATCTCTTGCAGGATCTGGCGGTTCAGTGTATAATTATAGTGTTAATGTTATGGTAAAGTCAGACGCAAACCCTGACGAAATTGCTAGAGCCGTTAGAAAGCAAATTCACGGACTAGACGACCAAAGAATGAGGAGCAACAGGTTCTAATGGCCACACCAAGTTATCTATTAGGTCGCAAAAAGTATGCAAGACCACAAGCCATGCTTTGGTCAGAAAATCCTGGCACATTGCAGATTGTCGCAGCTGGAACACCACAAGAGCAAAGATACTTTGTTCCAACTGGCAACGAGGTTGGGGCTAATCCTGCAGGAGAAACTAACCTGGCAAATTTGGACCAGTTCTTAATACTTTCAGATGATAACAGGTCCTCTATTGATTTTAAAACTGAAAGAATTGAAAAACGTGAGCGAATGATAAATGGAAGAATGCGCTCATACCATATTGCTGATAAACTATCTATAGCTACTTCCTGGGAAAAGTTACCATCTAGAGCGTTTAGCTCTATTCCAAACTTTAGTTCATCTGGGAGATCTACGCTAACTGGCAGTAAAGATGAGTTTACCACTGACGGTGGTGCAGGAGGGGTAGAAATTCTAGACTGGTACGAACAACACAAAGGCTCTTTCTGGGTTTACTTGTCATACGATAAGCACACAAACTTTGGAGACAATGCTCAGGCTTATCTTCAGCTTTCAAAATATAGTCAGGTTATAGAGATGTTTATTTCTGACTTCTCTTACTCCGTAGTTAAGCGTGGATCTAACAACTTTGACTTTTGGGATATACAGGTTACCCTGGAAGAGGTCTAAATGTTTAAAGACCCAGAGCTAGAACAACACTTAAAGACATCATCTGTTATTCAGAATAGGTCGTTGGTCGTTGCCGAATGGAACCTTAACATTCCAGAAAATATTGCACGTATAGGAAACTATCGCTACAGGCCAAGCGAAAACACTACAATTCCTAGCCCGTTAAACAGATCCGTATACGCTTCACTTTACAATACCTATGACGATAATGACGAAGGTAAGTTTTATACTGGGGCAACCGATGCTGACGTAGTCATTGATGGCGGAATAACTGATACTGGGTTACCCACAACATTTTTATCGTCTAAAGAAAAAGAGTCTATGCTTTATTCTTTAGAAGACTGCATTGGTCGCTTTAGGCCAAGATCTGGAATTAATAAGCTTAGGTACTTTGAGGGGGCTTACTCTCACCACACAAACGCAAATATGGCACAAAGACCACGGTATTACATGGCACATAAAGACGATCAGTTTAAGTACTGGACTTCTTATAGAACAGAGTCTGTAGACAAAAATCAAGACGGTGTTATTGATACAACGGTTGAGCGTGGCGTTGCAAACAAAACCATAGATGGCAATCACTATATTGAAGATGCTGCTCCATTCATTGTTTATAAAAATCAAGTTCCAGCTAACCGCCTTATTGTAAAGATGCAGACTAATGTTGGAACTGTTGACTTGGGCCCATTTGGAGGAACATCTGGAGACTTCCAGGATCCACTGTTTGGAGATAATAACAAGACTGTGCCACAAACTTGGGCAATCCAGTATTTGCAAAACAACGCTTGGACCACCGCTCTTTCTTTTTCAGAAGACAGTATTAGAAATAATGGGCTTCCCGTAATTGGACCAGACGGTTACGTAGAGCTTGCTTACGGACTAATTGTTCCAGAAAGATACAGGAGCATATTCCTTGACGCTGGGTCTTATACATCGATTGGGCTGCTACCAGATGAAGCTCCTACTGGAGCAGCGTATTTGGTTAGAGCTACCGAGCAAGACCTAGGAACATACTACATCTGGATAGATGGAGAAAGAGAAAGCTTTGTACCAAACTATGGCTGGTACCTTGCAGAAGAATCAGTAAATAGCACAACCTCTTATGCTACAGACTTAACAGACCCAGTAATATATTACGATGTGGCAGACGGAAGAAGCAAGTACCGTGAGTTTCAGTATATCTCTGGAATGAGAGTTGTAGTAGAAACAATGAACAAGGCTGACTCCACCTTTGATTTAATTGAAATGTCTCCAAGGCTAGTTGCAGATATCTCGGACAAGACCGTAGAGTATTCTATTAAAAAAGCAGCATCTGACCTAGGAGTAAGCGGAATGCCAGTAGGACAACTGCTTGCATCAACAGGTTCTATTAGCATATTTGATTATGATCAAGCCTTTGTTAGAACAAACACAAAAAGCATTATTGCTCCATACATTATTCAGAATACTCAGATTAAGTTTTATGAGATTATTGCCAATGTAGAAACTACTAACGCTGCAAATGAACTCGGTGGCATTTTTGATTACTATATTCCAATAAAGACAATGTATGCTGAAGGCTTTCCAGAAATAGATAACTCGACTAGGAAAGTCTCGCTATCCCTAAGAGACTTATATTTTTACTTTGAGTTCTTGTCAGCACCGCAACTATTGCTAACAAACGTTTCTTTAAGCTATGCTGTCTCAACTTTGCTAGACTATATCGGATTTTCTAACTATACCTTTAAAAGATTGCCTAATGAGTCAGAGGCGGTCATTCCATTTTTCTTTGTACCTCCAGACTACACAATTGCCCAAGTTCTGCAAGACTTAGCAATTTCAACACAATCTGCAATGTTCTTTGACGAATACAATAATTTTGTTGTTATGAGCAAGGGCTTCATAATGCCTTCTACGGAAGACCGTGCGACGGACATGGTGCTGAGGGGGTCTTCAGATTCTTATGATAGCGGCATCCTAGAAAACAAGCAAGGCCAACTTGTTAATTCAGTACACGTAGACTCCTCAGAACTTTCCAACATTATTGAAATTACTTCACAGCAAAACTCTGTATTTAACGATGGAGTTATTCAGTATACAGCTAGACACATTAAAAGAACTTATGGCTCTATCCAGCAAGCGTCTCTTTTAGATAGAGATAAGTCATGGGTATATGAGCCAGCAGAGCTTTGGCGGGTTGCGCCAGAAGAAAATATCAGGTCTAGAAATGATCAAACTGCAGATCAGTCTAATTATATTCTTAGCGCTATACCACTTAACTCAGAGCTAGGCGATAGCGTTCCGTCAGTTGTTAATCATATTGTTATAAACAATACAATGGACCTTGGCGAGGGGGTATACTGGCTAAGCAGACACAATGGATACTTCTACTCTAATGGCGAAGTTATAAAGTTTGATGCCGTGCAGTATAGTATCCCTGGACTAGCACAATCAGAATACGATGATGGCAGCAATGTTTGGGTTTCAAGTACACAAGAGTATCAAAGATATTTTTCTAAACTTCCGTTTGGTGGAAAAATTTATCCTACAGGACTTGTAAGAATTTACTCAGAGCCAAACTATGAAGTTGTGCAGGGCGTAACTAGACTTAAAAATGGTGCAGTTGCTAAGCATGGTAGAGGTCAGTTTGGCACTAAGCCTGTGTATCACTATTCTGGACTAAATCCATATTGGTCTGATAACGAAAACGTTAGAGGATGCAAAATGCAAAGCAAATATCTTTTTGGATCCCAAGAGTTTTCTGGAACAACAGATATTCTTAATGCTGGGCTTTCACCAGCTACTGCCACAAGAACCTTAAGAAATGGAATAATTAAAAACTTTTTAAGCGGAACCTACAACAAAGAGTCTGACGTTAATAGAATGCTTTCTACCCAAACAGGAACAATCCAGTCATCGGCACTAGTCTTTACTGGCGGAAACTTTTTTAGTACAGAAAATCCCGTTGACTACGTTTCTTATGTCTATAAGCCATTGACAAATAGCTACAAGCATTTTGGAACTAGGCTTAGGTTAGTTGGCAGACAGGAAAACAGCAACATAAGAACCCAGACTCCATCTGGAGTAAGTCCTATGTATACCGTAACTGGCACAAAGCCAGACAAGAGCCTTAGCATTGGTGGCTCATCTGCAGGACTAGGGGTAATGGTCAATCCAAATACAAATGTGGGGTACTACTTTGAGATTGCTGCTTTAACTGAAAGCAATATTGACGATTACGAAGAAGCAAATATTAACGACATTCTTTTCTATAAAATAGTTGGCTCAAATTCTGAAGCCATTCCTATTAAGCTTTGGTCAGATTACATCGGTGTTACAGTAGATAGTGGCACTCTTGTTGGTCAGTCTAGAATGCTTAACGAAGAAAAGCCTACGGTTTATGATCTCTCAGTAGAGTACCAGGATATTGGAAATCTTAGAAGATTCTATCTTTATGTAAATAATAGCTTAGTGCAGATTGTAGACGATGTAGACCCACTACCAGTTTACAACAATATGGCACTCTTTGTTCGTGGTGGAGCTAGAGCTATGTTTGAAAATGTTTTTGCTATTACAAAAAATTATTCTCAAAATACTGGAACAGACCTTAATCTTCCATCAAACAAAATCTTCACAACAAATGAAATTAACCTTAATGACTCTTTTAGAAAGTATGCTTTGGGTGGTATCATTCAGGGCTCATATCTTTCTGGGATCAGCCCATCCCAACCGCCAGAATATGATATTTATTTTGAAGAGTTTGGAACCATTATGAGAGAGGCGTCATACTTTAACGTTAGGTATGACTTGGCATATCCAGCGCTATATGCAAGACTTGCCCCAACATTCAACAGGCTAAAAGGCTACACCGTTTCTGGTTTTATGGCAGGGGCATATGGTGCGGAGTTCTTAATCTTTAATGCAACTGACACAGTTCTAAGTCTAGACTCTGCTAGTGGCAATGGCCTATTAATTCAGGGAATCACTTTTACCCAAGAATCAAACAATGAGCTAACTGTAGACAGCTACTTTTCAAAGAACAGTAACTTTTCTGACCCACAGCTAAGAAACGGATCGTTAATAGTCTCACCAATAAAAGAAGATAAAAACTATTTTGATATAAAGACTAGCAGGCTGACTTATGGAAAGAATCAGTTTAGTTTGTCTGCTCCGTATATTCAAACACAAGATGACGCTAACGATATGATGTCTTGGATGATTACAAAGCTAATGAAGCCTAGGTCTGCAGTTGGTGCAAGAATTTTTTCTATGCCAATTATACAGCTAGGAGATATCCTAGAAATTGACTACAAGAATCAGGATGGAGACAATCAAATAGCTTCTAGGACAACCAGATTTGTTGTCTATAACATTGAACACAATAGGAATCCAAGCGGTCCTGAAATGAATATATTCTTAAGTGAGGTAGCATAATGACAAATTCTGGAGGCTTCGTTGACGGATATAATCCTGGACCTGCAGTTAGTGCAATTCCTGCACAGCCAGTAACGCCAAGAAGCAGGAGCACACTAACTCCGCCCATAAAGATTGCAACACCAGACATCCTAATTAATAGCGATCTTGATGTGCCAGTAGACATGCTTGCGTTTCTTGCTTTTGAAGATATTGCGGCACAGGAACTAATTGAAATAACAAGAAACGACATTGTAAATGGACAGACGGTAAACTACAGGCCAATTAAAAATCTTTCTAGCTTAGCCATTAGGTATAGTCCGCAGACCCTAATTGCCCTGCAAAACTTGGGCAACGCATTTTTTAATAACTTTTCTATTAAGCTAGAGCAATATATCCCTGCCGTGGGCCTTGGTCCAGAAGGAACAACAGTCTACATAGATCCAAACACCAGGGATTTAGTGATTAATCTAATTAACTTGGCAGAAGATGAGCGGGTAGAGGTCCAAGTCCTTAGTCGTGGAACCATCTTTAATGATACAATATATATAGATAGCGAACAGGAAGAAAGCTAAATGTTAACTAATACTGGTAAAAATATTCTTGCCAAATACCTTATTGGCCAGGCACCTGCCATGGCATCTTTTATTGCTTTTGGCTCTGGTGCAGTGCCTCTAGATTCTGGAGACGCATTTGGAGATTATTCAGAAAAAGAATCACTAGACTTTGAAATGTTTAGAGCACCGATTATTTCTAGGGGATACGTCTCTGATGTAGAGCAGGCGACAATTACAAATGTCGCATCAAACGGAACAGCCATTACTTATACGGCTAACAATACTTTTCAAATTGGCGATCAAATAACTATCACTGGAACAAATGTTTTAGCTTTTAATATTAAGAATGCTATAGTCGCTTCAGCAAATAGCACTAGTTTTACTGTAAACAGTTCAGCTACTGGGGCATACACTGCAGGAGGGCTTGCAACAAAAACAGTATCCAACATTGTGCTAACAGCCCAGTTGCCTACAGAAGAAAGATATGAAATTACTGAGCTAGGAATCTACTCTGCTGGATCTAACCCATCTGCTGGAACAACAGACAGCAAAGTTTTGTATGCCTTTGGCAATGCTGAAAACTGGGAGTATCGTCCAACCTCTGGAGCTGCAACAGCAATTCCTTTTTATCCAGACTCACTTGATAAAATTAATGGGGTTATTCCAGACGGAGGAGCTGCTGGATCTATCAATGTCCCAGAAAAAGTATTTGAGGCAAATGCAGACAACTCAGTTTTAAATAGCATTATAAAAGTTGCCAGAAACGAGCGACCAAGATTTTTAAATAATACAATTTTTATGAGGGGTGACACTTCATCTGTTGAAGGTACTGGAAGCAACCTTACCATTAACTCTGGAAATTCAACACATGTTCGCCTGGCAGGAACTACCGTACCATTAGATAGAAACTCTGGGCAAGATGAAATTAGAGTTGCTTTTGCCCTTATCAATAAAGATGAGAATAGTCTAAATCCAAGTGACGTTAAAATTATTATAGAGTTTTCTAATGAAGAAGGTGCAACCACTCCGCAATACGCAAGAATGAAAATGCATTTAACTTCGGTCGCAGATAACTTTAACTCTAATAGGTATTTTGTAAAGAGTCAAAAGCTCGAAAACCTAGAAAAGAGCGGAGGATTTTTATGGTCCTCTGTTAGAGTTGTAAAAATTTATTCGTCGATTCTGAGCGGCTCTTCTTATTCAGACGATTACTATGTAGCTCTTGACGCTATTAGGCTAGAAAATCTCACAGCAGACAATCCTCTATATGGATTAACTGGATACACAGTTGTTAAAAATGACACAGGTCTTCCAATTATAAAGGCTGCTAACTCAAGCAACCTCCTAGAATTTAGACTTGCAATGGATGTGAGATAGTGTCAGATACTGGAATCAAGAAAGCAATATTTTCAAAGACACAGCTACCACCAATCAATTCAGGGCTTGGCAAGTATGTGGTTAGATACAGGATTGTCTCTGAGGACCGAAATAGATTCTCGCACTGGTCTGCACAACACTTAATTTCTCCAGTTCCACTAAAGCCTTCAGAGTATTCCACCATGGCCATAACAAAGAGCCCTGGATTCCTGACGGTGTCTTGGGCAACAGAGCCTAGTCCAATTCCAATAAGCTACGACGTTTATGTAGCCTGGGGCTCAAGCCCAGGATCTGTTGGACTGCCAGGGTACATTGCTACAGTTTCAGGAAACCTAGTTACAATCCCTATCCCAGCAGCAATGGTTTCTGCTCAAATCTGGATACAAACAATGTCTGTCCCACGTGTTAGACTAGACTCCATGACTATAGCAGCAACTAATGGAGTAATTAGCACTACCTAGCAGGCTTGCACTACAGACTGATTAATGATATAATAGGAGAACTATGTCAAGAATACCACTACCAGAACGAGGTCAGCCAATTGACCTATCCTACATATATCAGATTGCAGAAGCAATTAATGATATTTCACAGCAACTATCGCCTACAAACAATAGATACGTAACCATTGACACACCTGCCGATGGCAAGCAAAGCACTATGTCTTCTGGGGTTAAGATTAATGCTGCATACATAGATGTATATACAAGCTCAACAGTTACAGCTGGTCAAGAGCAGCCATTTTCCTACAATTTTCCTGCCGATTACAAGTACGCTCCTGTTGCAACGGCCACTCCTGTAAACGTAGGAGATACTCCAGCAGGAAGAAACGTTTCAGTAATCCTTAAGTCAGTAACAACCTCTCGTGTTGAGGGTATTGTAAAGGTTAATGCAAGCGGATCGGCATCTGTTGGGGTTAACCTAATTATTGTCGGTATTCCAAACTAAGATGGCTTATAGGACTAGGGAAGAGTATAACAACTCTCCAGTAATTCCTGGCAACAAAAAGGTTTGGTTCTTAAACGGATACCTTGTCAGAATACACCACCTCAATAGGTCTAATGGAATTATGTCTGTTTATAACATTATTGAAGACAGAATTGAGAGCTGTTTGATTAATGATTTTAAGAAGAATCGTGAAAGAGCCTACACTGTAGGAGAGACGGCAGACCTAGTAAATAGGCATAAAAAGTATATGCCGTCACTCATGCGTAGAGGCATCATTCCAGCCCCCACAGGCTCACAGAAGGGCGGAAAGACTGGATGGCAGGTAAGGTCCTACTATTCTGAATCACAGGTCAGAGAGCTGCGAGATATACTGGCTTCCTATCACATGGGTAGGCCAAGGAATGATAGATTAATTACTAATGATATTACTCCCTCAAAACAAGAGTTGACACGGCGTATGGGGGATGGTATACTTACATATACAAAGACTGAGGATGGCAGGTTTATCCCAGTCTGGTCGGAATCAATATAAAAAAGAAAGTTATAGGGTATGAATAACGAAGACACAAAGGTTCGTGTGGCACTAGGCTACACACTTAACCTAGGAAATTTTCAGTCACTACGTATTGACGTAGAAGTTCAGGACACCAAGCGTGAGGGCGATAGTACAATTAACGATGCCTTCAATCGTGTCTACGACTTTGTAGAGCAAAAGCTTACTGAAAAGGTTAACGAGTCTAAGGCCGAACTCGGATAATGGCAATAGAGCGCAAAGACCGCATGGCTTTGCTTTCTCGGTATAGCAAGTTTCATACCGCCAAGTATCAAGAAAAGCCTTTATTAAATTTAAACGTAGAGCAGTGGGCTGCAGACGCACTCATTGAATCTTATACTTTACCTTTTTGCTATGATCTGCTAGAATATTATTTTGAGACAGCAGAAAAGCCAACCTGGAAATACTTTGCAAATTATGCTGACAAGATTGTAGATGCACGAAACGATTATAAACGAGACATTGAGGAGAGAGCTGAGCGACGAAGACTTGCGCAGCTGTGGTTAAATGAGTAATATTGAAGCTAAGCTAATATCGGCAGTACTGCAAGATAAGCAGGTGCACGTTTTGCTACAGGCAAACGTAGACAACATTCTGCGCACCCACAATGATATCTGGCAGTTTATTCGAAACTACTCAGAGACCAACGGAACAGTCCCACCAACCACATTACTTGTTGATAAGTTTAGAGACTTTCAGCTTGTAGATGGCGTTGGGGCAACAAAGTATCACCTAGAAGAGCTTCAGTCAGAGTACCTTAGCGATAGCCTAAAGGATATTCTTCGGAACACAGCGACAGAGGTTCAGTCTGGCCAAGGCGTGAAAGCTCTAGAAGACATTATTACTAAGACATCTGCCCTTAAAAAGAACACCTCAGCTATTCGTGACATTGACGCTACAGATATTGAAGATGCAGTTGCTTACTACGAACATCTAAAAAAGCAGAATGCTCTTGGGTCTATTGGAATTAAAACTGGCCTTGCTGGCTTTGACAACTATCTTCCTGCTGGAATTACTGCTGGACAGCTTGGTGTTTTCCTGGCTTATCCAGGTATCGGAAAATCTTGGATGGCTCTGTACTTTGCTGTGCAAGCTTGGAAGCAGGGAAAGTCTCCTCTAGTCATCTCTCTTGAAATGAGCGAGACTGAGGTTCGTAATCGTGTGTTTACAATTATGGGTGAGGGCGTGTGGTCACACCGTAAGCTATCTTCAGGTCTAATTGAAACAGAAGACCTCCGTCGTTGGCACTCTAAAGAACTTGTCGGTAAACCAGAGTTCCACATTATCTCAAATGATAATGGTGGAGAAGTAACCCCAAGCGTTATTAGAGGAAAAATTGATCAGTATAAACCAGACCTAATTATTGTAGACTACTTGCAGCTAATGTCTCCAAATCAAAAGTCTGACAATGAAACTGTTAGAATGAAGAACCTTTCTCGTGAGCTAAAGCTTATGGCTATTTCTGAAGAAGTTCCCATTATCGCCATCTCGTCTGCAACTCCAGATGACGTTAATAAGCTAGATACTGTTCCTACATTGGGTCAGACTGCTTGGTCTAGACAGATTGCGTACGATGCTGACTGGGTCCTAGCTCTAGGTCGTGCCACGAACTCTGATATAATTGAGTGCGTATTTAGAAAAAACAGAAACGGTTTTATGGGAGAGTTCATGGTGCAAGCAGACTTTGATAAGGGCTGGTACAGGTACAAGGACTTTGAAGAAGCAAATGGATAATAAAAAGAACTACGGCAACACCTACTCGGCAGAACAGATTAAAAGAGTTCTGTCTGGTTCTGGCATAGACATAGTTTCAGAGGTTGACTCAGACTATCTAATATTTTGCCCTTACCACAATAACCACAGAACTCCAGCTGGAGAAATCGACAAAGTTAACGGAACATTTTTCTGCTTTTCTTGCCACAAAGTTGCAGACCTTGTAGAGTTTGTTATGTATAGCTCTGGAAGAACCTACTTCGAGTCTGTTCGTTTTATTAAAAGCAAAGAGGCAGAGACAGACCTTTCGGCAGACATCGAGAGAAAACTTTATAGCAAGCCAGACTATGCTCAGTTTGACCAGATTACAATTAAGCGACTGAATAAGCAAGCTTTAGAATCTCCGAGAGCAATGAGATACTATTCTGGCAGACTTATCGAAGAAGCTTCTGTAAAGAAGTTTGAGCTTGGGTTCTCTGAAAAGCAGGACATGGTGACTATTCCAGTTCATTCTCCAGACGGAGTTGAGGTTGGCTTTGTTGGAAGATCAATTGAGGGCAAAGACTTTAAAAACACCCCAGGACTCCCAAAGAGCAAGATTCTTTTTAACTTGCACAGAATAAAGACCTCTAGCAAGGTGTATGTCGTCGAGTCATCCTTTGACGCCATTCGCCTAGACCAGTGTGGGTTCGCTGCGGTAGCTACTTTAGGCTCCAACGTGTCCAACATTCAGATAGACCTACTACAAAAATACTTCAATAACATTATAGTTATTGCTGATAATGATGAAGCAGGCGGTAACATGAAAGATAAGATAGTTGAAAAACTTGGCTCTCGTGTTAGCGTTATACAACTAAATAAAAAATACAAGGATATTGGCGACATGCCAGACGAAGAAATCAAAAAGCTTGATGTTGAGTTTGACAAGACTATCGCCTCTATGCTACAATAATACAACACAGAAATAAGGAGAAAACATGAGCGTAATTAAGGGACTAAAAAACATCGAAGCCCTGCTTGACAAACCAAAATATGAAGGAACTGGACAGAAGGTTCGCTGGGTAAAGCTAGCGGATGGACAGTCTGCAAAAATCAGATTCATCGAAGAGCTAGACGAAGACTCGGCAAACTACAATGCAGACCGTGGTCTTGCTATCGTAGTAAAAGAGCACACAAATCCAAAGGACTACAAGCGTAAGGCTTTGGACACCATGGACACTGAGGGTCGTGACTGGGCAGAAGAGATGCACCGTAAGGACCCAAAGGCTGGCTGGAAGGCTCGTCTTCGTTTTTACTGCAACGTTCTAGTTGACGATGGAACTGAAGACCCTTATGTGGCCGTATGGTCTCAGGGTATCTCGAAGCAGTCGGCATTCAATACTCTTCGTGAGTATGCGCTTGAGACTGGATCAATCTCAAATCTTGAGTGGAAGATTAAGAGAAACGGACAGGGAACAGAAACAAGCTATACCCTGCTTCCAACTAAGCCAGATGCTGAGCCATTTGACTGGACTGGGATTGAGCCATTCAATCTAGATAAGGTTGTCCGTCACGTGCCTTACGCAGAGCAAGAGCAGTTCTATCTTGGTTTTGACACTCCGTCAGTAACCTCTACTAACATCGACTGGTAGTTAAAGTTGTGGGGGTATCTTCGGATGCCCCCACTCACTTTACACGTATTGACAATCTATAAAAAATATGCAATAATTTTTACACATTAAAAAAATAACATTAAGGATAATATGAGTTACGCAGGGCTTCACGTTCATACGCACTACAGTTTGTTTGACGGAATCGCCACACCACAGGAATATGTGGACCGTGCAGTACAGCTAGGAATGCCAGCTATTGCAATCACAGACCATGGTTCTCTGTCTGGTCACAGGGAAATGTACCGAGCCGCCAAAGAGGCAGGCATCAAACCAATTCTTGGAATTGAGGGGTACATCACCAAGGATCGTAAAGACCACACAGACAAAAAAGAAAAGAACGATCCCCTAGATCTTAACTACAACCACTTAATTATCCTAGCAAAGAATGCAAAAGGATTGCAAAACCTTAACAAGCTAAACGAGCTTGCCTGGACAGAAGGCTTTTATAAGAAGCCACGCATTGACTGGGAAATTTTAGAAAAGTACAAAGATGGGCTAGTTATTACATCAGGCTGTCTGTCTGGTGTATTGGCAAAAGCAATCGAGGCTAACGAGCTGGCGTATGCTAAAGAGCACATCCAGTGGTGCAAGGAAACATTTGGTGATGATTATTACCTAGAGGTAATGCCACATAACCCACCAGAGATTAACAAGACTATCCTAGACTTGGCCGATGAGTTTGGAATCAAGCCTGTGGTAACTCCAGACTGCCACCACTCTGACCCATCTCAAAAAGAAATTCAAGAACTAAAACTAATTCTAAACTCCTACTCTAATAAAACAGAGAAGGATGTTACCTACGAGAAGTCTGCAAAGTACGACAACCTGATGGATCGTTTAGACTACCTGTATGGTGCAGACCGCCAAATGAGTTTTAATAACTTTGAGATTCACCTACTCTCTGACGAAGAAATGCACAACGCTATGAAGGCGCAGGGCATTGACAGAGAAGACATGTATCAGAATACTCTTGAGATTGTAGACAAGATTCAGGACTATAAGATTAAAGACCACCTAAATCTTTTGCCAGTTCAGTATCAGGACCCAGACAAAGAGTTGCGAACCCTAGCGCTTGAGGGGCTTGCCGAAAGAGGTTTCGAAGGAAACCAAGAATACCTAGACAGGCTAGAAGAAGAGCTAAAGATTATTCAAGATAAAAGCTTTGGCCCGTACTTCCTTGTTGTTCGTTCTATGATTGCCTGGGCAAAGAAAGAAGGCATTGTCGTAGGTCCAGGACGTGGATCTTCTGCTGGCTCGCTTCTATGCTATGCTCTAGGAATCACAGACATTGACCCGATTCCTCATGGACTACTGTTTTTCCGATTCATTAATCCAGAGCGTAACGACTTCCCAGATATCGATACCGACATTCAGGACTCACGTCGTGAAGAGGTAAAGGATTATTTGGTTCGTCAGTATAGGCACGTAGCTTCTATCGCAACCTTCCTATCTTTTAAAGACAAGGGTGTTGTTCGAGACATTGCACGTGTTCTAAACATTCCTTTGTCGGATGTCAACAAGGTTATGAAGCTTGTAGACACTTGGGATGAATACTGCAGCTCTAAGCAGACCGCAGAGTTCCGTGAGAAGTATCCAGAAATTGAAAAGTATGGAGAGCAGCTTCGAGGAAGAATTCGTGGTACTGGTATTCACGCTGCTGGAGTTGTTACATCAAAGGACCCAATCTTTAAGTATGCTCCTCTAGAAACTAGAACCACTCCAGGATCTAAGGAAAGAATTCCAGTAGTAGCTGTAGACATGACAGAGGCTGAAAGGATTGGTCTGATTAAGATTGATGCTTTGGGACTAAAAACTTTGTCAGTGCTTGACGACACTCTTAAAATTATTCAGGATAGAGAAGGCAGCAAGAGGATCGATCTTCTAAAGATTAATATGGAAGATGCAAACATCTACAAGATGCTGTCTGATGGCTATACTAAGGGGGTCTTTCAATGTGAAGCTACTCCATATACAAACCTTCTAGTTAAGATGGGTGTCAAGAACTTTAATGAGCTTGCTGCATCTAACGCACTTGTTCGCCCAGGTGCTATGAATACTATTGGTAAAGACTACATTGCTCGTAAGCACGGTAAGCAAAATATTAGCTACCACCACCAGGTAATGAAGGCATTTACTCAGGACACCTACGGATGTATTCTGTACCAGGAACAAGTTATGCAGGCCTGTACAGAGCTTGGTGGAATGACTATGGCAGAAGCTGATAAGGTTCGTAAGATTATTGGTAAGAAGAAGGATGCTAAGGAGTTTGACCAGTTTAAGGACCAGTTCGTAGCTGGGGCTTCTAGATTCCTTACGCCTAACGCCGCACTAGACCTGTGGACGGACTTTGAGGCTCACGCTGGGTATTCCTTTAACAAGTCTCACGCCGTGGCCTACTCAACCCTTTCCTACTGGACTGCATGGTTGAAGTACTATTATCCAATTGAGTTTATGTACTCTTTGTTGAAAAATGAAAAAGACAAGGATGCTCGCACAGAGTATCTTATTGAGGCTAAAAGAATGGGTATCTCCATCAAGCTTCCACACATTAACGATTCAGATATGGACTTCAAGATCGAGGGCAAGGGTATTCGATTTGGACTAAGTGCAATTAAGTTTATTTCAGACAACATTGCCACCAAGTTTATTGAAGCAAGACCGTTTACCTCATACAAGCACTTGGAAGAGTTTGTGTTTACAAAGGGCAGTGGGGTAAACAGTAGAGCGCTCCAGGCTCTTAGAGTGGTTGGAGCTGCAACGTTTGAGGATAATCCTAGGAACGATGAGGAGATTCGGGAAAATCTTTATGAGTTCTTAAACCTTCCAGAATTTAACATCTCTGTTCCATCTCACTACCACGCCTTTATTAATCCAGTAGAAGACTTTGAAGAAAAAGGTTCTTTTGTTTTGATGGGTATGGTAAAGAGCATTAAGCGTGGGCAGGGCTGGTCCAGGGTAGAGATTCTAGATAAAACTGGAAGCATTGGTATCTTTGATGAAGAGCAAACTTCTATTGAGACTGGAAAGACCTACCTCTTGCTGGCATCTGATAACAGGATTGTCAGCGCCGTGCCAATTGATGAGGTAAAGAATTCTCCTGCAGCAATTGTTAAGTTCCTTAATTACAGGATGTTGCCATATAAAGATGAAGAAATGTTTGTTGTATCTTTCAGACCAAGGGTTACAAAAGCTGGAAAGAAAATGGCATCTTTGGTTCTGGCAGACTCAACAAGAGACTTGCACTCTGTAACAGTATTTCCAACTGCCTTTCCAAAAGCATATATGAAAATTGAAGAGGGTAATGCCTACAACTTTATCCTTGGACAAACAAAAGACGGAACAGTAATTATGGAGGATATAAAAAGTGCTTGATGAAATTGCAAAAGATTTACACGAAACAGCAGTAGAAAAAGGCTTCTGGCCAGAGAATGTTGACGACATTTTTATTACAAAACAGCTAATGATGATTGTGTCAGAAGCAGTTGAGGTAATGGAAGCAATTCGTAAATCTCGTGGACCAGAAGAGGTTGCAGATGAGATGGCAGACATCCTGATCCGCACCTTTGACTTGTACGCAGGGTTGCGTGAGCATGAGTATACAAATGTATCTTTGGATGAGGCATTTGAAAAGAAGACTGGCTACAATAAGACTCGTCCAGAGAAGCATGGAGTAAAATTTTAATGACAACAATTGAAGAAGCATTAGCAGCACTAGATCCAAGAATTCGCAAGCGCCTATCTAGCGGTGTTGGTTTTAAAACAGAATACCAAAAGACACCAAGTCACGGAATGAACCGTGCCCTAATGGGAGGACTTCCTCTTGGTAGACAGGTCTTGGTCTGGGGCAGCAAGTCTTCCGCCAAGTCATCTCTTTGCTTGCAGATGGTTGGCATGGCCCAGCAAGAGGGAAAGCTTTGTGCCTGGATTGATGCAGAGATGTCGTACTCTGAGGAGTGGGCTAAGGCTATGGGGGTTGACACAGACAAGCTAATTGTTTCTCAGGCTAGAACTATTAATGAGATGGTAGATGTTGGAACAGCGCTAATGAATGCTGGAGTAGACATTATTGTTATCGACTCAATCACTTCTTTGTTGCCAGCAATTTATTTTGAAAAAGGCACAGACGAACTTAAAGAACTTGAAAATACAAAACAAATTGGAGCTGAGTCTAGGGACTTCAGCAATGCGTGGAAGATGTTAAATTATGCTAATAACAAAGTTAAGCCAACGATGCTCGTTCTTATTTCTCAGTCTAGAAATAATATTAGTGCTATGTATACTAGCCAGCAGCCTTCT